GCTTTAGATCAGCCATTCGAAACTCCGGCTGACATTCTGGGCGAGGCCCGGTCCTTTGCTAAGGATTGGGCTAACCGGTTCCTTCGGGAACCGGAGGCACTGCGTGGGAGAATCTCCCAGAGTGCCTGTTTAGAATGTTCAGTTAAACAAGGGGGTTCGTTCTTTAACATAAAGGAACTTACCGACATTGTTGAAGCAGGAATTCAGGCCGAAGGGCCTAAATTCCTACAGGAGCTTGAATCAGTGAAGGATTCACTTCCAGACATCCCGGAATGTGATATTGACCAAGGTGTAAGGGAACAAAAGCTAGTAGAGTTATGTTTGCGTAAAGCAAATATAACCGAACATGCAATTATTCCTCAAGCCAAGGTTGTATCCATAGCTGAGCGCGGACTTAAAGCCCGAGTTGTAACAAAGAGCGCAAGCTCTTTAGTATATCTCGGACACTGGGTCCGTGCCTGGTTATTTTCAGGATTGAGGAAGGATTCCCGCGTTCGGGAAACTATCCATGGCGATCATACTGCTCAATGTGAGAAGTGGAAAGGTTACAGAGGTAAACCGTTGATAGCGATATCAGCGGATTTAACGACCGCAACCGATCTGCTTCCCCTTGATTTGGTAAGTGCCATTGTTGATGGGCTTCTTGAATCAAAGCCCGCAAATTGGTTACCTACTTGGAGCAAATTAGTACTAAGGTCCCTTACAGGACCCCAACTATTAATTTACCCTGGTTCGGATGTCCCAGAAATACTCTCTAGCAGGGGAATATTAATGGGATTACCAACTTCGTGGTCAATACTTAATTTAGTTCAATTATTCTGGGCCCAAAAGGCCTGGAGTAACGAAAGCCAAATTAAACGCGGAAATCTCCGAAGCACTCCAAACACTGCAATTTGTGGCGACGATCTTATAGGTTTATGGCCTAAAAAGGTTATAGACAACTACGAGAGAATCGTTGTAGATTGCGGTGGGAAATTTTCTAAAGGAAAACATCTCCGATCAGCGGAAGGTGCCCTCTTCACAGAGGAACATCTCCGTGTCCTAGCTCGTCTCAAAAAGACAAAACCAGGACGGAAAGGAAGGACGTTCCAAAAGAGATTCTCTTCTTCCGGCTTACCTCCAAACAAAGCTACTTGGAAGTACCAATACACGGTCCGTAAGGTCCGCGGATTAGTACCTCTTCGTGGCCTCGTGAGGGGGCAAGCTAGTCAAGAGACAATTCCAATTTGGATGGCTTTGGGTGAAGCTTATTCGCAAATAGCGGTAGACGTAAAGTCTGCGCGTAGGGCAAGGAATGT